GCGTTCCCGTAGCCTCCGTATGGACTGCTAGGACGTCTGTTTGCGTGGACATGTTAGTCCTCCGAGATTAGACAGAAGCCGGGATCTGCGAACCGTCAGACGCCCGCTGCGCGTAGACAACCGTGATGATCGCACGGCCCACACCAGCCGCCGTGCCGACCGCGTAACGCGCCCAGAGCGGCGTATCAGCAGAAGTCGAGGTCTGCCACGCAAGTTGGGTCGTAGCAGTCGCCGTACCACGGAACCGACCGCCAGCCGTGGTGGCCACCGCCGCCATCAACTGAGCGCCACCCGAAGCGTTGCCCACCGAGATGGTAGACGTGGACGTACCACCCGGAACGACAACCTGATCGACCACGATGTCGATGATCTGCGAACCCTGCGGCAGGTTGCCGAACTGGACATCTACGTTACCGACGCCAGCAGTCACGACGCCCGTGTCATAGGACTGGGAGAGGACGACGACGCCCGTATTGCGGCCAGCGGCCACGGTGCCATCTTTGACAGTGCCCGAGCGAAGCGGGCCAGAGAAAGTCGAGAAAGACATAATAAGACTCCTTTTGCACAAGTTGCCGTACTGTCTGTGCAACGTCTCCTAGGCGAGTCAGTACGGCGGGGGTTTACCTAGATCTGAACGAAGGTCAAGCGGCCTTGCGCTTCGACCACACCGACCACGCGGCGACAGCCAAGGTGGCGAGGGCACCCGAAACGGCGAGAACCGTCTCCGAGTCCACCACACCCTTGGCAACGAAGAACCCGCCCAGCGAAGCGGCGAGAGCGCGGACGATGCCTGCAATCTGTTCACCAGTCATGTTGTACTCCTGTAAGGACAAAAAGGGAAGAGGGGGCCGAAGCCCCCTCCCCCCGGATCATCAGGCCGAACCCGGCGAAGCGAACATGCCGAGCGGATCGGACCATCCGAACGAGTAACGCTCGCGGCTCTTGTACCGCACGTTGCCCGTGTCGAAATCGCCGTCCATCGAGTTCGCCAGCGACGTACGGACGAAGTGCTTCATGCCGTTCGGAACGTCGGTCGTGAGGAACCAAGCGTTCGTGTCGGTCAGGAAGTGGTTCACCGTGTAGCCACCGGGGATCGAACCCATCGCCTTCAGCGCGTTGATGTCGTTGTCGGTCGTGCCAACACGGAGTTCCGTGTCGAGCAGTCGCTTAGCGACGAACATCAAGGACGGCGGGACGATGAGTTTGCGGGGCTTCGCAGCGATGAGAAGCCCACGCTCGTCGGTCCAACCTGCGATCTGGATGACCGCAGCCTCAAGCGAGGTCTCGTTGAGGTCAGCAGCCGTGAGGCGGTTGCTGTTGGTACCGCCAGAGACGAGCGGATGCGAGGCCGAGAACAGCGGAACGCCGTCGCCGCCAGTCTGAAGGGCCGAAAAGCCGTAGTTCAGAACGGAAGCCGCCTTGACCTGCTTCGTGTACGCCATCGCACGGGCAAGAGCCTTGGTGTAGCGCTTGCTGAGCGAATCGTACAGGTTGTCCTCAACAGCCTCTTCCGTGAGGGAGAAGCCGAGAGCGATCGTCTCATGGTTGTAGCGGGCAGTCCAAGCCTCCTGCGCATTGTCGTACGCAATCGCCTGACCTTCCTGCTTGACCGGAGCCGCCGAGAAGCCCGACAACTTGGTCTCTTCTTCAAAGGAACGCTCGGAGGTCTCAGTCTCGTAGATCTCCTTATGCTCCTCGCCGTACTGCTTGTACTCCAGACCGAACAGAGCGTTCAGACCGGGCAGCAGTTCCTTCAACAGTTGTGCGCGTGAAATAGCCATTTTCTACTGCTCCTTAAGCCGTGACGCTGCTGTAGTAGCCGTGGGTCAGGACGTTCATCTTGACCAGAATCTCCGGATACACAGTGAAGAGGATGGTGGACGCCGCCGGGATCGCAACGACGCTACCCGGAACCGCGATCGCCGCGTTGAGCGTGACCGAAGTCGCACCCGCCGAAGCCGCCGCAGTCACGAAGGACGAGGTCTCGATGATCTGGCCGTTCGACGCAAGGTACGACACGCTCGCACCAACCGGGATCGCAGCCGAGAGGCCCGAACCAGTCAGAGTGATCGCCGTGCCCGAGGACGAACCCGTGCCCGTGGCAACCGAAGCGGTCTCCTCAACCACACCGACGCAGCGAAGCGGCAGGATGGTCGAAACCGGGGTCGCAGTCGGAGCGAGGACAGCGTTGGCCGAGTTGCCCGTAGCGAGGCTCGACGCAACAGCCGCGTTGTCGATAGCCGACAGGTTAGTGCCGACCAGCGCCTTCGCGCCCGAAGCGAGGACCGTCGTAGCCGAGCAGACGACCGCCTTGAACACCGTATCCGGATCGTCCACGACATAAGCGACCGCATCGCCAGCCAACGTTCCCGTGGGCCAGAACTGCGAGTACTGCTTCTGCTTGGTGATCGGATTGGTGTAGGAACAGCCGACGAACACGCCAGTGACAGCGTTGGAAGCGGTGGTCGCGCCGATCGCCGCACGGGTCACAAACCCGCGAGACAGGACGACGAAGTCACCATTGAAGATGTTCGTGGCGAAGCCGTACTGGATGGGGTACATCCGAGTACTGCCAGCGAACACCTGTCCGCCGATCAGATTGACCGGCTTAAGCCCGTAGGGGGCATCGACAGAGGGATAAGCCATTAGGTACTCCTAAGAGGTGGATTTATTTGCCTTTGCCGAACGACGTCGTAGAGCGGCGCTCGTTGAAGAGCGGCATTCTCGGGTCGTTCAACTTCATGAAACTGTTGTCCACGGACTCGGTCTGAGATTTGGCCTGACGCTCGTAGTAAGCATCACGCTGCTTCATCAGTTCTTCGGGTGCCTTGCACAACAGCAAGCCGCCGATCTCGATGTTCCCCTTGAAGCGGGAATTCGGGTCGGACATATGCATCAACTCGGGATGATCTTCGGCCTTCACAGGCTCCCAACCTTCCCGCAACTTTGCAGACGTGTTCGACGGGTCAGCAGTCCCCATCGTGGAGGTCCGGATGTATCGGAACACCCACCCCGGCTGCGGAGCGGGGTCCGGCAGGGTCTGAGGGGGCGTCCAAGTCTTCGTGCGCTGCGCGGTCTCTCGACTTTCGAGTTCACGGGCGAGTCTGTTATCAGCCATTGTTGTTCTCCAGTTTCATGACTTCACGGGCATACTGTTCATTGCTCAGGCCAAATCTCTTGGCGAGAGCGACTTGAGTAGGCGTCAAAGTAATTCTGCGAGGTGCCGTAGACCTCGTAACGGGAGCCACTACATTGGCTGGCTTCGTGCGAGAAGGCCTTTCAGCCCCACTCGTTTGAGTCTGCTCTTCCTCGAAAGTTTCGGGGAATCGCTTCCTCATCGTCGCGTTAACTCGGTCGTAGTAATCGTCGCTACGCGGATCGACGCCGGACCGGACCAGTTTTTCGTGCAGTCCCAAGGCGAGAGCGGTCATCTCTTCGTCCACGCCGAACCACGGATTGTTCGCACGCCACGCTTCGGCTTTTGGGTCCGCAACGGGCTGCGCCGGGGGCGCTTGGTACTGTTGTGTATTTTCTACACTCCTTTCCTCTTCCTGTAAAGAGGGTCGGAAGTTTTCGTACTGCTTGATCTTCAACTTGGCGTCGGTCAGGGCTTCCTGCGCATCGGTGATCTTTTCAGAATCGCCGGAGTCATAAGCCTGCTTCAGGCGCTCCTTGGCGGCAGCGAGGTCGGTGTTAGCCGCCTTCGTCACCTCTTGGATGTACGCCTTCTCGCCGTTCCCAAGCCGTTGTTTCAGTTGGCGAATTTCCTGCTCACGCATCTGGGCGAACCGGAGGGCTTCCTCCTTCTCGCGGAATGCGGCTTCCTTGGCCCGGCGCTCGTCGTGCCAGACCTTCTTCATCTGCCCGAGACGCTTCTTGACCTTATCCGAGTACTCCTCAAGGTCGTCCTTGTCCAACTCCTCCACAACCTCCTTGGGCATGGGGGCGCGGCCACGGTCCTGTGGCGGGGTATCGTCTTCGATCTTGATCTCGAACTCAGGCTCCACCTTCTCGGCAGGTGCGTCAGCAGGCTGCTCGTCAGGGAACTTGAACTCTTCTGCTTCAGTGTTCATCTCTGCTCCTTATGCGCGACGGATTCCGCGAGGGTCATCGACCACCGCTTCTACCGTGTCGTCGTTGATGATGCGGAACTCACGTCCGTGGATGACCACGCGGGTACCCGAGTACGGGCGCGTAAGGACGAAGTCGCCCTCTTTGCACCACGGACCGTTCGGGAAACGGCTCTCATCCTTGTAGCAAAGGTCACCCATCTTGAGGACGAAGAGAACGACCG